ACAAGAAGAATTAAACAACGAAGATATCGAATTAGAACAAGAAGAACATGATCCTTTTGCTAAATTTGAAAATTGGGTCATGGCACTAGGCGAAGAAAGTGCTATAACATCTGAAGATCCAGAAGAGCAACAAACTGCTATTAAAGATTTGCAAGAACTTGTAGGTCAACATTTCCCAGCAGGTGTCGATGGACAAAATGCTATCGAAAGCCTTAAAGGCATAATTGAAGATCCTGAGTTATATAAAAGAATTAAAGCACAGGCAGCAGAAGATCCAGACAGTTGCTGTAGAGGTCTTGTAAAAGATTGGTTATCTCTAAATGCTCCTGAAGTATTAGAACAATTAGACTTCGGAGATTTTGTTGAAGAACCAGAAGGTGGCGAACAGCCGGCAGCAGAACCAGCCGCCGCAGAAGTTCCAGCCGCCGCAGAAGTTCCAGCCGAAGAACCTGTAACACAGAGTGATGATAACGAAGAGGGACGCGAATCTCAAAATCAAATGAATATTCAAGAACTTGCAGAGTTTATTACTTCATTCTATGATAAAGAATCAGGCACATTCCCTAAAGGACCAGAAGGCGTCTGCACAATGGTAGGCAAGAAGTTTGGCGAACAGGCAGAACACGTAGCTCGCAAATTTGTAGAAAGAATGGCACCACAACAAAGCACAGAACAAAATCCAGAATTGGCAGAATTGGCACGTATTAAAGAATTGGCTAGAATTTAAAAAATTGTTCGTAGCAGTGAAATTGGGCACTTCGGTGCCCTTTTTCTTGGCCAAGATGTCAACTTTCTTTTGAGCAAAAGCGTTATATATATACGCAGACAATTTTGTCAGCGACATTTAAAAGGAGATTTCAAATGAAATCAATCGTAACTCTAGTAGCAACATTGTTCGCAGTATCAGCTTTCGCAGCAGAACCAGCTAAGAAAGAAGAAAAGAAGGTAGAAGCCAAGCCAGCAGCAGCCGCTCCAGCAGCGCCAGCTAAAGACGCTAAGGCTCCAGCCGCTAAAAGCGAACCAGCTAAGAAAGACGACAAAAAAGCAGAACCTGCTAAGAAGTAATCCACATGTAGTAGCGTTGATCTCCGTCGACGGAGAGGACTTTGAACTCGAACTCGATGATAGTATATACGTAGGCTACCGTAGACCGGAATTAATCAAAAGCCAAGATGCTGATGACGATCTTCCAGAATACGTTAAATTTAGATTATGGTTAGCTAGGCAATTGGCCTTAGCGAAATATGAAGAAAAGTGGGGTTAACCCACTTTTCTTTTGGTAAAAATAAATTTAGAAAGAGTATTGATCTTGCTAAATAAAAAGCGCATAATTAGTGTTATGCGAAAGGCATACAAAGTCATTTACATTAAGGCATAAGGAGGCTATAAAATGGCAACATTAGCAGAAATTCGTGCGAAACTTCAAGAAGCACAAAGCAAATCTTCAGGTCAGTCCACCGGTGGTGGCGACAACGCAATTTACCCACATTGGAACATGCAAGAAGGCAAGGAAGCCGTAGTGCGCTTCTTACCCGATGGCAATCCTAACAACACATTCTTCTGGGTAGAACGTGCAATGATCAAATTGCCGTTTGCAGGTATCAAAGGCGAAACAGATTCACGTCCAGTTCAAGTGCAGGTCCCCTGCGTTGAAATGTATAACGATGGAACTGCATGTCCGATTCTGTCAGAGGTTCGTGGTTGGTTCAAGGACAAGAGCCTTGAAGAAATGGGTCGTAAATATTGGAAGAAACGTTCATACATCTTCCAGGGTTTCGTTGTTGAAGATCCACTAAAAGAAGATACAACACCTGATAATCCTATCCGTAGATTTATCATCGGTCCTCAAATCTATCAAATTATTCGTTCAGCATTGATGGATCCAGAGTTGGAAGAATTGCCAACTGATTACCTCCGCGGTGTAGATTTCCGTATCGCTAAAACTAGCAAAGGTGGTTTCGCAGATTACTCTACTTCAAAATGGAGTCGTCGTGAACGTGCCTTAACAGACATCGAAACTGCTGCTATTGATGCTCACGGGTTGTTTAACCTAAGTGATTTCCTACCTAAGAAACCAACCGATGTTGAACTTAAGGTTATGAAGGAAATGTTCGAAGCATCAGTTGACGGTGAGGCATATGACATGGATCGTTGGGGTCAGTATTTCAAACCAGCAGGTATGAGTGCTGCCACAGGAGATCCTAACAAAGCCACTGCTAGACCCACTGTAGCAGATGATCAAGTAGACGACGAACCAGCACCAGTAGCTAAGGCTGCTCCGGCTGCTGCTCCGGCTGCATCTACTGAAAGCGCATCGAGGGCTCAAGATATTCTTGCCAAGATTCGCGCTCGTCAAAACGGCTAATACTAAACAAGAGTGCGAGCAAGTCTCGCACTCTCTCATCACTACAGGAGATTAAAAATGGCAAGAGCAGTAAAAATCAACGAGAACTTTTCTCTAAGTTATAACAGTCGCGAAGATCAATCCGGCGACACAGTAGCGGATATTGATATTAGATTTGACAATCCTAAAGACAGCGATGTTATTATTACTAGATTGAATACATGGTTGCAGGCAATCGGCAGACAGGATATCGAAGTCATTCCAAGAATGCCAAAGGTGAAATAATATGGCAAAAGCATTTGATGTAAGTAAATTTAGAAAAAGCCTAACTAAGAACATCGAAGGTCTTAGTATTGGTTTTAATGACCCAACTGACTGGGTTAGCACGGGCAATTATGCCCTTAACTATTTGATTAGCGGAAATTTTAACAGAGGTGTTCCGCTAGGTAAGGTTACCGTATTTGCAGGTGAATCGGGTGCCGGTAAATCGTTTATCTGTTCTGGTAATCTAGTAAGACATGCACAGCAACAAGGTATCTTTGTTGTTCTAATTGACAGCGAAAATGCTCTTGATGAAAAATGGTTACATGCTCTAAATGTAGATACTAGTGAAGACAAGTTGCTCAAACTTAATATGGCGATGATTGACGATGTTGCTAAAACAATCAATGAGTTTATGAGCGAATACAAAGCAATGCCTGAAGAAGATCGTCCAAAGGTATTATTTGTTATCGACAGTCTCGGTATGTTGCTAACTCCTACAGATGTTAATCAGTTCGAAGCAGGAGATTTGAAAGGTGACATGGGTCGTAAGCCTAAGGCATTGACAGCACTTGTTCGTAACTGTGTGAATATGTTCGGATCAGCAAATGTTGGCCTAGTTGCAACTAATCACACATATGCAAGCCAAGATATGTTTGATCCAGATGACAAGATCTCCGGCGGTCAAGGTTTTATCTACGCATCAAGTATTGTTGTTGCTATGAAAAAACTTAAACTCAAAGAGGATGAGGATGGCAACAAGATTTCAGAAGTTAAAGGTATTCGTGCCGCATGTAAGATCATGAAAACACGTTATGCTAAACCTTTTGAAAGTGTTCAGGTTAAGATTCCATACGAAACAGGAATGAATCCTTACAGCGGTTTGGTTGATCTTGCCGAAGGTAAAGGTATGCTTAAGAAAGATGGCAACAGACTTTCTTATGTTACCAGCGATGGTGAAATTCTTAAATTCTATCGTAAAGAGTGGGAACGCAATGAAGGCGGATGTCTAGATCAAGTAATGGCAGATATTTCAAATCATGGCGAAAAATCCGTTTCTGAGATAACTACTACAGTTGAACCTGAAACGGAGACCCAAGGATGAAAGACGATTTAATAGCCGATCTATGGAATTCAGTTGTAGAACACATTCCAGAAAAAGCAAGAAAAGATGTAGCTTATGATTTTATCAATACGCTACTCGATTATGGTATTAAAGATACAATATTAGAAAATCTACTTGGAGTAGATCCGTATCTCGACGATGCTATAAACTATGCCATCGACGGCGAAGAAATTGAGGAAGAAGAAGACTACGACAGATATGAAGATGAGGATTAAATGAATTGGTATGATCGAGTTTCGAAGGATATTTCAAATATTCCTGATGCCGTAGCGTATTATGAGGCTGAATTACTAGCAGCAAAAACAGATGCTCGCATAGCGGGAAACCTTGAAAAAGCCGCTGCTAATATGCCAGGTATTGTAGAAAATCGATTTAATCAACTTCAAGAGATCGAAGCAATATTAGAGTATCTCAATATTGAACTTCGTAGACTTCGTAGTCAACACTTTCGTAAGTATCTTGAAAACTATCAACGTCAGTTAAGCTCTAGAGATTGTGAAAAATTTGTAGAAGGCGAGTCTGACGTTGTAGATTTTGAAAAAATTATCAACGATTTCGCTCTGCTAAGAAATAAATGGCTAGGCATTATTAAAGCCTTAGACATTAAACAATGGCAAATTTCTAATATTGTTAAACTTAGAACATCGGGATTAGAGGACGCTACTCTTTAATCCAATGCCATGTTGCCCACGACCATTGCGGTAGTGGGCTTTTGTTTGGAAATGCAGACATCATTCTATTCCAGCACTGTGTTTCTAATCTTCCGTATTTTCTTTTCAATTCAACAGCAAGATTGCTCTTAATTAGAAGTTGTCCGTTTGGATTTAAATTGTCCATGCAACATTGATGTAATTCTTTCCAATCGTCGGACGACCATTCTTCATTAAGTTCGAATGTTGTTCGAATCATTATAATGCAATCCCAAGGACCTTTGGGAATATTCTTATCATAGTTAGGAAATAAACCGAGTTCGGTCATATTCAATCCTGCATCTCCATGAAACGGTTCCAATGACTTGGATGTTCTTCCAAAATACGTTCCTAGATATTCGTGATTATGATATTTAGAGATTGA